GGCGCATGTCGCGCTCGAAAAATTGGTTTGTTAAAAAAGTCTTACTGTTCCAGGTAGGGAAGAGCTACCGGCACTGCACCGATCCCAAGACCGGAGAGGCCATAACGGACCTGAGTCGCTACGGGCGCTATCACTCTTGAACTAGCCCCGCCCAAGGCGCGCGCCGGCGCGTTATGAGTTAAGGCATAGAGCGGCAGTTTCCAAGGCGTCCCGAGACTAAAGGAGGGCGCACCCTTCGCGCCTCCGCCAGCTTGCCCCCACATCGCAGCATTAAAGAGCGGCGTATCGCTGGCACCCTCGGCTGTATATGCAGGGTTATTCCGCTGCAGATATCTCCCGAGAGCATCCATATTAGCTCGCCCAGTAGAGGCATTCAGAACGGTCGGGTTGTACCGTACGTCCTGTAGCAGCCCGTATTGAGGTCTAGCGGCAGCGTAGGACGCTCGCAAACCCGGGTCTGCGATATGCGACTCAATCAAGTCCTCGACATGGTTCCGAACCCTCTGCAAGGCCAGTCCGACTTCCCTATTCCCGCCCTCTGAGTTCAGCGCTTGGGAGGCATCCTGTCGCAGGCCAGTCGAGATCCTGCCGAGCATCTGCCCATTAACTGCCCCAGCCCCTGTGGCGTGGGAAGTCAGATCCATAATGTTCTGATTGCTCTCGATGAGCGCGCGCACAGATGGATTCAGGGTAGAACCGATCTGATCCAGCGCTCCCGGGGTGGATGAAAGGTCTACCGACGTTGCGGCGTTGCGTCCGGCCTCGAAGGTAGCGGCCAATTGATCCCCGCGAGCACCTAACGCGCCGCCTCCAAGGTTTGGCGCGTCCGAGCCCACAGCTCGCGCGAGCGTGGTATCGGCAGATGCTGGCGTCCAACCCCTCAAGGGCTGACTGGCGCGGCCAGTAGCCCAATTGGCTATCCCGTTCCCGATAGCCGCAGTGCCACCTGCAATCGCAGCCCCGACTCCGGTATTGAGAGCCGTTGAACCAAGGTTCCCACCCAAGTCTGTGCTGGTGGTTGGCTGAAGCGCGCCAAGAATGCCGCCATATAGGGCATTTGCGCCTACTGCGGGGCCAGTAAGCACAGCACCAGGCGCCACTGCGGCGGCCCGGCCGATGCTGCCACCATAAGTGCTATTGATCTGCTGATCCATCGCGCGCTTCTCTTGGATCTCAGCATCCATAGAGGGGCCGCCACGAATGAAGTTGTATAGCTGATGAAGCCTTTGGCCCACATCCGTATACATAGCCCCGATGCCAATGCGCGCATTCCCCAATCCCTGCGCTATTTCAGCAGTTACTGGATGCGTGGCGCCTAAAGCAGAATCATAGGGCGTGGTTGTCTGGTATTGAGTCGGCTGCGTTGGCGTGGAAATCTGCGGCATCGCGTCGAATTGGTCATAGGGGTTCGCTGCTGCCGCAGGCGCAGCGTCGAACTGATCGTAGGGATTAGGGGAGGTAGCCATACTTCGCTTTGAAGTTAGAGGCAGTCTCAGGATGGGACCTCAGGTATGCGAGGGCCGACGGTGGGGCTTTAGTCCCCTGCTGGGCCTCTGCCTGCGCCTTAGCAAGCTCGCCCTTTAACCCCGCATACTGCGGAAGCTGCAGGGCCGAGTTCGCTTGCGATAGCGCGCCCACGTAGAACCCATGGCGGTTAGCCATGACTTGCTGCAGATCCTCTTTATTGCTCGGGTCAATGGGCACGACGCCTTCCATATTCGTGCGCATCTGACTTAGAGAAACACGAGCCCCGGCCTGCGAATGCCCGAACGCCTGCAATATAGGCATTAATGCCTGCATGTAGGTCTGTTGCTCAGGCGTGAATTTATGCGAAAGCATCTCCTGACTCATGAACTGATGGACCACGCCATCATTGTCAGACGCCGCAGCATCCAGCATGGCCGTGCGGACATTCGGCGGGAGCTTGATGCCTTGCGCTTCGAGCTTCTGCACGGTCTTAAGGCCTGAGTTCATTTCGCTGGCGAACATCGCAGACTTTAGCTCTGGGTCTGTCGGAGCCTTGTAGCCGACCGGCACAGTCATTGGCCCACCGCCCCCCGCAGATCTGCCGGGCGCTCCGCCACCAGCAGCACCGCCGGCCGCGCCACCACCAGGATTCGGGGCGAACTGCTGGAACACTGCTTCCGTTTGGTTCGTTTCAGGGTTCCACCGCTCTCCGACCTTCGTCGGTTCCTGCCGCGATATGCCGGGCTTGGTTTCACCAGTGTCCAGATTTACCTGCTGCGTACCGCCCTCGCCAATGCCCTGCTGCGTCCAGTGCGTCGGGGCAGAAACGGGCGCCATACCAATAGGGACGGCTTTGCGCGCATAGAGAGAGGCCGCCACCATATTTACATTGTGGGCGCTCATATCATTGGGGTCGCGGCCCGCCGCGAATGCCGCCTGAGCCCATACGGGGCCAAGCGATTGAATGTTGTTCTTCAGGATCTGCGGAGCGTTAGGGCTGGTCGCCATTTCCCGCAGGAAAGCCTCACCTTGTACGCTTGTGTCATTCGCCCATGCGAACTGAGCTTGGTTGCGTTGGTATTCCTGCGCCTTCACCATCGCGCCAATAGGGTCTCCAGCGCCGCCAGCCCCCATCTTCAAGTACTCAAGCCCCGCCATAGTCTGCGGGGATGGCATCGTGAAGCCGCCCGGGCTTCCTCCGGCATAGCTTGATGCTGGTGCAGGCGCTGCCCCACCACCTTGGTCAATCCCATAAGAGAGCATAGATGGAGCTGTCGATGTGCCAGCTACCGCATCCTGCGGACCATTCTGAATGCCGCCCGTACGACCAGCCATCTGCTGCGCGCCAGCCTGCTGACCCTGCAACATGCTCATGCCCATATCGCTATAGGCTTGCTGTGCGCGCATGGCGAGGCGAAGCTGATCCAGCTTCATGCTCCCCATTTGGAGTTCTTGCTGCTGTCCCTGAATCGCCCCGGGAGCCATTACCCCGCGCAGGTAGTTCCCGAGTAGGTCAGGCTGCTGGAGCTGGGTCTCTGGGTAATAGTCGTTAAGCGGCATGGCTAGCCCCAGCCTCCGGCATTGCCGTATGCGTCAACCGTGTTAGATGGCGCGCTATAGGTGTTCGTGCCGATGTACTGCGGGGGAGTATTAAGGGCGTTAGGGTTATATCCGCCGCCGCCACCTCCGCCGAAATACCCGCCCTGATACATCCCATACAAGCCAATGCCGTTGCTAATGCCGCCATTGATAGCATTGCCAGTGCCGATATACCCGGCAGCCGCAGCGTTACCCGCAGACATCTGGTTAGCGCCGATCTGGTTCGCCGTGTTCATCCCTACCTGCGCCTGCTGACCCGCAGACGCCTGACCCATTCCAGCGATACCCGCAAGTCCGTTGACATAGGTCCCGAGATAGTTGCTCGCCAAGCCCTGTCCGTACTGCGTCAGCGCTTTCCCTGTTGCTCCAGAGTTAAGCAAGCCCCGCGCAGCCGCAGAACGGTCCACGGCCTGCACGCCCTGCCCCATCTGGAACTGGTAGCCCGGAAGTCCCTGCAGCGTCTTCATGATCTGGCCGGCATTAGGTCCCTTGCCGCCGAGTCCATAGATAGACTGCAGCTGGCTCAGTGCGCCCTGCCCTGCATTCAGATACGGCTGCTCGTTAGCCTGGATCTGGTTAAACATGGACATCTGAGTATTGCTGGCCTGGTTCGCAGCATCTTTCTGCGCGCCCGCCGCCTTGTTGGCGCTATACGCCGACGCACCAGCACCCACCACAGCAGCTCCAGCGATTGCGGCAGCTACACACATAAACGACGCTCCATCACTATGTCATCTCCGACATAGCCTTTAGCTTTGAGGATTTCATAAACAGGTCCGTTCAAATGAACGGGCCACCCTAAAATCTTTGCCCCCATCTCCGTCATCTCTTGCTCGAATCTCTTAGCCACCGCCCACGTATGGGACCTGTGGCCGGGCTCGATGTAGATGGAATCGCCAATGCCACAAAGAATCCCTTTGTGGTGCAGGGCCGGATACACAAACCCGATTACGTAGCCCTTCAATTCACCTTCGTCGCGCAGCGTCACCAGCACAAGCGCGCCGTCATCCGCGAGCTTCTGATAAGCCTCCGTATCGGGCTCAATGCGGAAATCCCTGTCCCCGAAGTACGCGCAGGACTCGCCCTTGAAATCCGTACTCTCTGCCCAGCACTTGCGGGACAGTGGGACAACCTCAGCCGCACTCTCAGCGTTGAAAACTTCTCTCTTAATGGAGATCGTCATAGATCCTTAAGGGCTTCCTGTAGCGCCAGATAGCGGGCGTGGTATTCCTCAACGTCCGCGATGAGCAGCGCTTTCTCGATATGGATAGATAAGTCTCCAGAGGCCAATGCCGCCGTATTGATCGTGCGGCGCTTCGTCACCTGAGGGACGCCTGCGACAGTCCCCTCAAGGATTAGCCATTTGGAGTCGTCGTGGTCGTTACCGATCAGGACGCGCTTAACGCATACGCTCATGGCAGCAGGCCGCCCGTATGGCCACCACCACCACCGCCACCACCACCCCCAGAGGTCGCCGTGCTGACGCGCGTAGCGGTCCCACCAGAGGTGTAGGCGACATAGGCCGAGCCATCCACCGGGATAGTGAATGTCGTCCCACCCGTCACCGTAATGGTCCTCGTGGTGCCATTGAGGTTAGTCCCGAAGTCTCCCGGGAGCCCTGCGAATACCACCTGATCCGCCGTGGCAAACCCGTGCGTCGTGGTAGTGAACGCAATAGGGTTAGCCGAAGTCGCGGCCGAAACACTCACCACGGTCGCGGAGATCGAGGTGAGGATCGATCCCACGTAGTAGCGGCCATTGTTAGCCGTCACCGTCTGCGGGTTAGTCGTCGCCAGGTAGCTAACCGCGCCACCGCCATAGTTAGGGTCGTCCGCATAGACGTAATAGTTCGTGTTCGTGTTCAGCCCGGAGATCGAGCCCGAGCTATAGGACACCTGTCCGTACCCGTATTGCAGGGTATGGGACGACACGCTAATGGTTGACGTGCTCGCATCCGAGGTCGCCGTCAGCGGCAGAATGCTCTGCACCGAGAGCTTATTCCCAGCCGATACCTGTGGCAGGAACCTCTGATCCGAGGCGCTGCCGGTATCGTTGATCTTCCCCACCAGCGTGGGGATAGGAGCGACACGGCCCGTGGGGAAAGCCTTGGCCCCGAGATTCACACCCCCGGCGTTATCGCCCACGACCCCAGCGTTAAAGTCGTTATTCGCGTATCGGACATCCATCCGCGCGAATACATCGCGATACATGATGGAAAAGGCTTTCTCCAGCATAGCCCCGTCCACCGGCCCATCCGCAAAGCGCGGCGGGGTTACTGTCATGATCGTGGTCATAGCTGCAGCAGCTCGCCCTCGACGTTAGCGGCGATCCAGGCAACCTTTCGGGTGCTGGTAGTCGCCACCTTGGCCACAGGCCGTCTCCCAGTACCATTGCGCCTCCAGCGAAGTCTTGCGAGTCTCTGCCCGAACTTACCCTGCGACTGGTAGCGCTCATGCCCGAAGGACGTTCCACCATCGAAGGACATCTGCAGCCATGTAGAGGGGGAAGTGTCCAGCCCATCGTTAGCGCCGACACCAGTCTCTGAAACAAGCTCCAGCATGTCGCAGCGCATCCGCTTCATTTCCTGCGGGGCCACGAGGGGCCATGCGCGCTCCCTGTAGATCACGTCCCCGTCGTCCGTCGTCGCGTCAAGCTCCATCGTATAAAGCGCGCCGTCCTCGTGATCGATGACGCAGTGCTGACCAGCAAAGAAAGCATAAGCGCCAACCCGATGACGGTGCAGAACACCATTGCTGTCCCTCCATCCTCGTCTGGCCCATAGCTGAGTAGCAGAGTCATAGACCCATGTGATGTCAGCGGATGGGAAGGTCAGCACATAGAACGTGTGGCCCTCCTGCGAGTACCCGAACCCGTAGGCATCGTCAACGAACTCATACGAGTCAATGGCGTGTTCGATGGCATGTGTTGAAACCCTCTGTGTCTGGTAGCCGATAGTTCTCAGAACTGTGGCTTTCCCATTACGGTCTTGGGCAAGCCAGAATACTGAGCCATCCGCATACGCCACAGACTGGGGCGCAGCACATCCCACCGAGATAACGCCACCGGGGATGCGCTCGAAAGGGAATGCAGCCGCTCCCGTATCAGCCCAGATCTCAGTCGAATCCCTGCCGAATAACCAAACCTCGCGCTGGTCCGCATAGACTGAAACTAACTTGTCAGGAAGCGCCTCAGCTTCTGCCACATCCAATGTGTCGATGCTCGTAACGTCATTGATAGCAGTAAGGCCAAACTCTCCATCAGCGCCCTCGGTAAAGACGGTATAGCCGTCCATGTAGGTGCAGATCGCGTTAGCAGGACCTGTAGGCACGAACTTAACGTCCGTCCCAGTGGTGTAGTGCCACCCACCGGAGTGGCAGAACAAGACCTGGGTCTCGTTCGCCATCACGCTCACCTGACCACGGCTGGAAGTCAGCTGACCGAGCAACGTGGCAGTGAAGTTGCTATCTACCCTGTAGACGTTGGGACCGGAGACGGCATAGAGGAAGCTGCCGTCGCCAGAGGTCTTCAGAGCCCGCACACGGCCACCGACTAGTGATGCCTGCCTGACTAGCCCCGGCGTGCCGTAGAACGCCCCGCCCTCGCCTGCTTTGCTCTCATTGATCTCCGCGTAGAGGTTGATACAGGTCTGCGCGGACAAGGGGAGAGATCGCAGCGAGTACGCCGCACCTAGAAATGGCGTCTTCATCAGCTAACGCGGATAGAGAGCTTGGACCCGCGAGTGAAGCGCCGCCGCTCATAGCTCGCAACCGCCGCCACCGTTTCCTGGTACTTCTGCTCCCAAATCGGCATACGGGTGGCTTCACCGATGTACGGCCCGCACTCCAGCAGTGATGCGTAAATCCACAAGTCCGGGAAGCGGTTGAAGTAGGTATTCCCCGACAGCCCCTCCGTCACGATGCTGCAGAAGCGCTTGTAATACCGCCCCGAGATCGTCGTGCCATCACCCTGCATCGGGTAGAAGATGAGGTTATCGCCCTCGAAGGTGTAGTAGTACGGCTTACGTGCGGAAGTCCCGTGGATCTGCAGCTTCTCTTGCAGTTGCTCATAGGGCATATAAATCAGCGGCACACCTGTGGGCAGGTAGACCGAGCGAAGTTCGATAAGATCCACGGGCAGCGGCGCAGAGTTACCTGTGACCGTAAGCGATAGCGCCGTATCCTGTGCGCTAGACCTGACATCCCGGTATATCCGCCGCTCACCCAGTGAAATGATGAGGTCCAGAACCGTCGTGGACAGGCTGGACTGCGAGACATCATCCCCGTCTATCAGCTGCTGTACCGCAAGCCTGAAGGCTGGGTAGTTGGGGAAGTCAAAGGAACAGGGCGTGGCGGCATTAACCGCTGCCTGTCCGTGGGAGAACGATGCCCCGCCGATACTGGATGAGAAGACAACTGATGCGACCGACAGCCTCCCGCCGGCAGGCAGGAAGTTCATTGCCCCTATAGAGAGGTGATAGACCGGGGGGAATACCTCTAGGATCTGGTCTTCGGTAGACGACCCCACAACACGGTCATACATGACCGCAGTGGCAGGCAATACATAGTTATTGCCCGAGCCCAGCGAGGCCGCGCTGACCGATAGCGCATAGCTGACAGACGCCAGCGACAGCGTATACGAATTGCTGCCCGTGGACCCCGTGAGGTACATGATGAACTCATGTCCCACCGCAGAGCTATCGGAGGCTGGCAGTGAGCCAGGGGGCGTCGCATACGGGAAGTGAGCAGACGTGAACTGCTCAAGAGCGAATGCATTAGCCCCATTGTTGTGGAGCACATGCGGGCCGCCCGCATTGGGCGTCAGAACCAGGTTGTAGTTCTGCGCCGTGATCGTAGTCGTGGGGAAGGTCGCACTACAGAGCGTGTTCGCTATAAACGTGATCGGGCTGCTGATATTTATCAGCGTCCCGCCACTGTCATAGAGGCAGACCTTGACCGTCGAGGTGCCGCCACCAGATGCGCCGAACTGTACGAATGCCTTATTGGCGGTACCGGATACGCCCGTATATCCGGCGCTCAGTCCAAAGGCGCCGGCAGTAAAGAGGTTCTCGGTAGTATCTACCTGCGTCCAGCCAGTGCCGTCCTGACCGACGAGGGTATTGGATGAAACGGCTTCCTGGAACGCCAGCGCGCCAGTGATGTAATGGTTTGTGTCGTGCCCGGCGACTGCGGTAAACGTCGCGGCATAGGTGCCGGATACGGTAAAGCGCCGGTCCTCAAAGGTCGTATCTGAGTGCGTCGAACCCTGTGAGGCAAACCCGGTCCCCGAGTTAGGCTGCCCACCATCTGAGTTATACGACCATGCGAAGAACAGCATGGGAGCGCCACTGACCGTGACGTTCCCGGTCGTAATGGCATCAGTGGCAGTGCCCGGCGATGTCTGGGCCGCTGGAGTGCTCGCCGTGAGCAGCGGCGTAGTCGTCGCAATGCCGCTGTATTCAATACACTGGGTGTTGCACGTCCCCGGAGTTCCGCCGACATATGTCGTGGTAATCGAGGTTATGCCTGCCGGGCAGTTGGGCAGGTAGAACTCGGTTATCCAGTTGCCCGTGGTGCTCTGTACGGTCGCCTTAGCCGTGGACCACGTAGACCCGAGGTTGTCCGTAATGCTGGCAGTGGGCGTGCCGCCGCCAGATGACGTAATGCTGAGGAAGATCAGCAAGTCGCCCGCATTGGTAGGCGAGAACGTCAATACGTTGGAGTTAGCCGTATTGGCGACTGTTTTTACAAATGCGTAAGGCATCTATTAACTCACGGTGAACGACTTGGCAGCATCGAATACCGCACCGCTCTCGCAAACCACATGCGCGTAGACCGTATTCCCTGCGGTGAAAGGCCCCGCCCAGAAGGTTCCGGTAATGCTTGAATCTCCCCAAAAGGTCAGGTCCGCAGGGGCGAGCCTGGTAGAGGCCGCAAGCGTAGGCTGATTGCCGAACATCACGCGCGCCACCCTGACGGCAGAACCGCCCATGGCGGTTGCGTCCACCATGAGGTCTGCGTAATACCTCCAGTTATTCGCGCTGGGGTAATCGCGGTTATATCCGCCCAAGAACAATGCACGACGGTTACCAACCAATACGGCTGCGTCCGTTGCCCCGGCGTAGTTGATAACCTGCTGGCCGAATTGCTTAACGATCATGTACCCACCGCCTAAGCCGGTGGTGGGAGTGATGAGGCTTTCCCATTCCTCAAAGATCCATCCATTAACACCCTGAGTGGCGTTGAATGGATTCACAGAGTTCACATAGGGAGGCTTGGCATCTGAACTTGATGGCCAGAACGCGCCGTGACCGTTTGCGTCAGGGTTTTGGTAGATCGATGGAGCCACACTGGTGCAGAGCTGGATGCTTGTTTCAGTAGTGTTCGCAGGATGATTGGGGGCATAGGCGCAATAGCCTTCATTGCTGCCGTCAGACCATGCCCAGTGCTTGTAATTCTTGTCCGTGGGATTGCCGATACCAAACTGCCAATTGGGGTCCGCTCGATACCAGCAAGACCCGTAGACAACCAATGGGAATGTAAGCGTGGTCGTACTCGGATTGACCAGCGCTGCGGCCTGGATGGAAATGCCGGAATTACCGTCAGTGCCAGACGCCCCGCCATTACAGCCCGCAAGGATGCGGGGTACATGAGTATGCGGCCTATCTATGGTCGCCCCGGTGGGCGCGAACCCCACATCGTGATTCTGGATGTTATAAGCGGAATTTGACGAGGTTCTAGGAACCGTGTCTGCGGTGTTCCACTGCGGGTCAACCGTCCCGTTAGCCGCAGCGCCCTTGTCCCTTACGATAGGGAATAGGGAGCGTGATTTGGTGCCGAAGCCAGACCCCGTAAGGGTAAAGGCGCCCCCATGCGTGATGGAATTGGCAGCCGTGCCGCCGATAGCCCGCAGCTTCTGCGGAATGGAGAAGTGCTGGTAATGCGTGGCAGAGGCCAGCAGGCGGAAGGGCTTCGCCTTGAATTTGACCTCAATTTCACCACTCGGCATATCGTCACCACACCCTGTAAGTAATAGAGACCCGAGAACAAACCCGCGACGGTTCACTGCGGGCCAAAGCTGCAGCCTATTGATGTGGGCGGGCTATTACCCCACGCGCCCATGTCACAGGTAGAGCCACCAACAAGCCCCGTAGACTTGCCTGCATTTATTGCAGGCGACCCAGCCAGCAGTTTGTAGAAGCTCGCGCCAGTGCCAGTGCTCACAAACGTCGGATTAGCGTGGTCCTGCGCATGCGCCTCGCATGTGGCAGTCATGACGGCTTTCCATGCCGTTAGCGTCGAGGTGCCGTTACGCGCCCCGCCTATCGCGGTGAAGTACCCGTACACATAGGAGCCCGTGGAGAAGTACAGGTTGTAGTCCATGATCCCTGGGCCAAACGTGCTCATCGTGCAGAACTGCACATCCCCACTCTGGGCAGACGAGTGGATATTGTTGTAATACGACGCCTGACCGCTTGCGGGGCAGACGAGCGGCCCACAGCTCTGCCCACAGGATAAGCCTACAAACGTGTTGTTGTAGCAAAGGAACGGGTCGGGGAGAGACGAACTGAAAGACAGCGTAGGCCGCATATCATTCAGAATTGACTTGAATACGTTGTGGTGGATGGTCGTGGACTGGCCCGTAGGAGTACTTGTAGTGCCTACGAAGTCCTGTACGGCCTGAACGCCCACCCAGCCTGTGTTATCGACGTAGTTATAGCGGACCGTAGTGCCGAAGTTGCCGCTTTCCTTCCCATACATCCCGGGACCGATGCAGGTATTAAGTTCGTAAAGCGTATTCGCGCAATACCACTGGATAGTGGCAGTGAAGTGGTTGCCGTTAGGCCCAGCCGCTATTCCAGATCCCGCCCCACTGGTCGCGCTGCCGCCCGTGGAGTTATGGAAGTAGTTATTGCGGATGGTCGCATTCAGGCCACCCTGAATCTCAATGGCCGAGAAGTTACCGCCGAAGGCAAAGGTGGACGTGTTCTGCCCGGTAAACTCGCAGTTCTGCACCACCCAACCTGGGATGTTGTAGTTGATGCTGTTGTAGAGCCCGAAGTGAACGCACTTAGGCCCACCGTTGGCAAACACTAAGCCGTCTAGCGTGATCCAGCCGGTAGTGCTATCGCTCGTCCCCATCATGGGGTTGTTGTTCAGCGCTACATTGGACCCGCTACCTACCGGATGCTGGGCATCGATAATCGCAGCCCCACGGTTCACGGCCTGAATAATAGTGGGCGCCGGGCTGGTTCCCCCCGCCCCACTCATATTCAGTGCCGCCGTGTAGCCGCTACCATCCGCCGCCGCGATCAATGACCCGATAGGGTAGGTGCCATCCATAACCCCCACGCGCTTGCCCTTGTAGGATGCGCGCTTGCTGTTGATAGCCGTAATCGCCCAGGGGCTTGATTGCGTCCCTGAGTTGCTATCGCTACCAGTAGGGGAAATGTAGAAGTCGAACGCGGGCGTCGATGCCGTACCGGTGCCCTTGAGCTTCTGCGGGACTACGAAGTGCTGGTAGTGACCGGCTGAGGCAAGAAGGCGATAGGGCTTAGACCCGAATTTTACTTCGAGTGCGCCGCCGGGCATTAGGAATCCTGCAGGATTCCGTTAGTAGCATCAAAGACCACCGTGAAGGTGTCAGCAGAGGCCAGAGTCAGGTTTGAGCCGTAATCCCAGTAGCAGATCAGTGGCTTGAGAGGTGATCCGGGCGTGCTGTTGTAGAGCACGACATAGCGGAAAGGCCCCACGGCGCCAGAAGCCGTCCACGTCGGTGACGCAGCAGAGCCTACGAGCTTGTAGACACCACCAGACTGCACGGAGCTGGACACCGTAACGGTCGCGCCACCAGTCGTGTAGCCGTTACCGTTCGCGATCTCGGTAATGTCAGCCAGCACGGCATTAGCAGCCGTTGGCGCCACGTTGGTCAGCATGACCTTAAGTACGTCAGAGCCAAGGTTGTGAACCTTGTTGTTCACATCTGCGACGAATTGGTTAAATTTGTTGCCCGTTGCCATTCAATAATCCTCGTGAGTTAAACCAGTAATTTCCCGTCAGCGTCTTCAATCTGTGATTTAGCGAGGCCGATCACGTAGAACCCGTGTTCGCCCGTTACCTGCACCGTCTGCAGGTCCCATCGCTTCCAAAGTTTGGGAAGCCACCACGTAAGCGGCTTCTGTGTCAGGTGAGCGTTACGCCCGTCTGTGAGCGTCTTCACCGCTGGCCCCGTGTGGACTGTCAGAAAGACAATCCCCTCGGTGAGGGCCTTTAAATCATCCAGAACAGCCTTTAAGCACTGCGGCTCGATGTGTTCGAGCACGTCAATGCAAGCCACCATCTGCGCAGGAACCGGGGCCTGTGCGAAGTCCGGCACCGCAGGGTCGTAGGCTTGATAGGTGAGTTTGTGAGGAACCTTGAGGTTCCTGGCTAAGTTGCACTTAGCGCCGCACCCGTAATCCAGAAGGTGCGTGATCCCCATGCGCTCGATGATCTGGGAGACCACCGGGGCGTAGGCGATAGAGGCTGTACCGTAGTTCGTTGTTGCGTGTAGGTGTTCTTGCTCCGCCCGATACTCAGGCGAGATTAAGGCGCTTTCTGACATGCTCAGCGTGTACCGAGTTACCCATAAGTTCGTTGAAGGAGACCGTATGGAGCATGGCTTTCGCCTCGCTCACGAACGGCTCAGGCTCAAGGCCGCGCGTCTCCGCCCACACCGGGATTCCCTGGGTGTAGTGGTAGAGCTTTGATTTGGCGGGCCCTGAATAGCCCACGGCGCGATTCCATTCGGGCGGCAGCTTCCCGATGCGCTGCGTCAAGTGGTAATCGAACAGGACGTTGAGCTTGTTATCTACAAAGTCGGGGGTAAGCAGCTTGCAGCGGTCACAGTTGAACAGCATCGCGGATGCCCACTCGAACTGCGCTTGCTCGATCTGCATTGCCACTTCGCCATCAAAGTCCGCGAATACTTGCGCGATATCGTCTTTAACGACCATATCCGCATCGAGGAACAGAGCCTGACCGCTGTATCCACAGAGCCATGGCACAAGGAAGCGCGAATAGGTGAACTCGGTCAGCCCGCGCCGTTTAAGCGGGAGTTGCGCAAGGACGAGCGGGGTAATGCTGACTGGACGGCTTGCCCTACGGATGATCGAGTGCTGTAGGACGTTGTACGCGATTGGCTGTCTTGGGTCGTAACCGATGAATACCCTAAGTGATCCCGGATAAGCGGGACCGCTGATGAGATCGTCTGTTCCCATGTGCCCTTGTGTTCAATGAGTTCTGCGGGGTGAAAGAGCAACCCACTTGAGTACTTCCAGCAGGACGACTCGGCCTTCATGGCAAAGGTCGTAACGCCCAATGCCCCGGCTAGGTGAATAACCGAGGTCGGGACGCCTACTACGCAGTCGAGAGTCGATACCAGTGCTGCGGTATCGTCGTAGTCGTGGGTTAACGTCGCCCACGGGTACTGCACCAGATCCACGAAGGGATGCAGCTTGCGGAAGGCGTCTATCTCGTCCCGCGCATCCGTGTATTGCAGGCAGACGTACTTGGCGTTAACTGCCTTAAAGAGCGGCAACCAGTCGGTTAGCGGCGCTTTACGGACCTTCGCCCCCGTGCGTGAGACGCCACCGGACCAGGCAATGCCGATGGTGGGCTTCCCGTGCAGCCCCATCCATTGCTTCTGCCGGATCGGGCACGCCTTGAGGAAGGCGCGCTTGGGGAATGACTCCGTAGTGGGCCTGAAGTACTCGCCCAACTGACCCACCGGGAGACTGGCGTCGAAGTTCCAGTCCTCCTTGGCCCACTTCTCCTGCTTAACTCTCGTCCCGTAGACCTTGATCTGCGGGAAGGAGCGGCGGAACAGGCCCTCAAGCCTGCCATCGCAGTCGAAAATCACCTTGCGGCAGTGCTTAGCCGCATCAGGGATCATCGAGGCAAAGAGAATCTCATCGCCAATGCCCTGCTCTGCGTACAGGACGACGGTCTTATCAACCGAGCCGTCCCACTCAGGTTCATCCTTGTAGTTGACCTTGACCCTGTAGGGTGTCCCTATCAGGTTGTGGTATTCCTTCCACCCCGACCAATCCTGCCGGGCGAGCTTGCAGATGCCGAGATTGGAGAGAGCCTTGCTATGCGTAGGCTCTATCTTCAGGATCTCGCGGGTGACTGCCTCGCCCTTCTCGTACAACCCCAGGTCCACATACATGGCCCCGAGGTTGAGCAGTACGAATAGCTGAGTCTTTACTGACTTCGCCACTTTCAGCGCTTGCTGATAGTGGGATTCAGCCTCTTTCATACGCCACAACTGCGCTGCGGCATACCCGAAGTTGATCCAGGCATTCGGCTCGTTGGGATGTAGCTGTGTAGCCGACCGCCCTAAGTGATAGGCAGGGCCTAACAGCCCCAACCTCTGCCCCACGAAGCAGGCGTTAATCATCGCCCGAGGGTCTAGCGGGTCTTCCGTCAACAGCTCAAGGCAGATGCCCCAAGCCTTCTTTAAGTTGTTATCCGGCCCGTCGGCAAGTTCTTCTATCAGCGCATACCTATCCAAGATAGATTTTCTTGGTATGGCTCGCGCCCTCCTGACCAGTGGTGGTTTTCAGGTGGGGGTAATGCTCGTTGATCTCTGCAAACATACGCTTCTGGTGCGTATGGTCGAATACGTTGATGCCCTTGGCGCGCATCTGGACTATCACAATCGGCGGGATCTTCGCGTAGAGCCACCAGCCCTTATCAATGTCGGGCTTATTCAGCCCAACCTCGTTGGAGATAGCCTTGGCGAAGTCAAGGACCGGCTCTACGTCAGCCGAGCGCTGTAACGTGTAGGTCTGGTCGTTCTCGTTCCATTTCCAGTCCGTCTTGATCCCGGTAACTGGGTCGATTTCCATGAAGTCGCTCAATCTAGCTCCTTTGCATTCGCAACTATCGCGCGAGCCAGCTTCAATACGTCTGCGTCAGTGCCATTCAGCTTGGCGGCGTTATACCCGTGAACAACGACTCTCACGTTGCCGAGCACGTAGCCCTTGCTTGGATCTATACGATCCAGCGATGGTACAAACAGATTCCCGTGCCTCAGGCTACGGGTCATATCGAACTCTATGCCGGTAACCGCGCAATGCGTTGGTTGCCCAAGCTCAGAGAATTTCAAATCAAAGACTATCCCGCGCTTCCAAGCCCT